TGAGTATATGTCCGACGCCGACGTGGCCTATGACACCGCCTGCGACAACCCGGTCACTTACGGTGAGGGTTACATCCGCATCCTGACGGAATATACGAAGGAAGACTCCTTCGATCAGGACATTCGTATTGGCCGCGTCCGTAGCTCGTTCTCGGTCTACATGGACCCGATGATCCAAGACCCCTGCGGTCAGGACGCCGAGTGGTGCTTCATTACGGAAGACATCCCCAAGGCTGAGTATGAGCGCATGTATCCCGACGCCACCCCGGTCACGGGGATGATGTCGCAGGGCGTGGGCGACCAAAATCTGTCTCAGTGGCTCACGCAGGAGACGGTTCGGATTGCTGAATATTTCTATATCGAACACCGCAAAGCGACGTTGAACCTCTACCCCGACAATATCACCGCGTTTGACGGGACGCCCGAAGATAAGCGCCTCAAGGCGGCCTATGGCAAGCCATTGCGCTCGCGCGAGAGCGACCGCCGACAGGTCAAGTGGGTCAAAACCAACGGCTACGAAGTGCTGCAAGAGCGCGACTGGGCGGGCAAGTATATCCCCGTCGTCCGCGTCGTCGGCAATGAGTTTGAGGTGGACGGGCAGCTTTACATCAGCGGGCTGGTGCGCAACGCCAAGGACGCCCAGCGCATGTATAACTACTGGGTCAGCCAAGAAGCCGAGATGCTGGCGCTGGCGCCCAAAGCGCCGTTTATCGCCTATGGCGGTCAGTTCGAGGGGTATGAGAACAACTGGAAGACCGCCAACACCAATAACTGGCCGTATCTTGAGGTAAATCCTGATGTCACCGATGGGGCCGGAAACCCCCTCCCCCTCCCTGAACGCGCCCAACCTCCGATGGCTCAAACGGGCCTTATCCAAGCCAAGATGGGGGCGGGCGAGGACATTAAATCGACCACTGGCCAATACGATAGTAGCATTGGGGCGACTTCCAACGAACGGACGGGTCGTGCGATCCTGGCTCGGGAAAGGCAAGGCGACACGTCTACTTATCATTATGTCGACAATCTCTCGCGGGCGGTGAAATACGTTGCGCGGCAGTTGGTTGATCTGATCCCCAAGATTTACGACACGCAGCGCGTCGCCCGTATCATCAACGTCGAGGGTGATGTCGACATGGCGCGCATCAACCCGGCGCAGCCGGAGGCGGTCAGAAGTGTCGTAGACCAGAACGGGATTGAAATCGCCAAAATTTACAACCCGAACGTCGGCACTTACGACGTTCAGGTGTCTTCCGGCCCGAGCTACATGACCCGTAAGCAGGAAGCCATGGACACGATGGGTCAGATTTTGCAGACCAACCCGGCTCTTTGGAGCGTTGCGGGCGACCTGTTCGTTAAGAACATGGACTGGCCGGGTGCGGAGACAATGGCCAAACGGTTTGAGAAGATGCTCGACCCGAAAGTGCTGCAAGACACCGACGAGTCGCCGGAAGCCCAGGTCATGCGCCAGCAAATGGAGCAGATGGCGCAGGCCATGGAGCAGACAACCGCGCAGATTCAGCAACTTATGCAGTCGTATGAAATGCAAAAACTGGCGATTGACGAGCAGAATAGCCAGATCAAGGCTTACGAGGCTGAAACCAAGCGGATTCAGGTTACGCAGCCCGCCATGACGCCCGAGCAGATTCAGGACATCGTGCAGGGCACCATCGCGGCAGCGCTGGATATGGGCGATATTGTCCCTAATAGCCCGCCCATGCAGACTTTACCGGAGTTTGAACAATGAGTTGCGCTGATTTGATTGGGCAACTGTTTTTGGCGCGGGATGTGACCCATTCTGTGCATCTGAACACGCGGTCCTATGCCAAACACAAGGCTCTGGGCGGCTTTTATAGCAGGGTCATCGACCTGACGGATGATTTGGTAGAAACCTATCAGGGTCGGCATGGTCTTATCGGGCCGATTACGCTCCATTCGGCGGAAAAAACAGGAAATGTCGTTGAATTTCTTGAAGATTCGCTGAAAAAGATTGAAAAAGGCCGGGAAGAGTTCGGCGACGATACGGCCATTCAGAACATTGTCGACGAGATAGTTGGCTTGTATCTGAAAACGCTGTATAAATTGAAATTCTTGGCGTGAGGCTGACATGGAACTTTTGAATCCGCTTGCTGACGGTAACTTTCCGGGGCGAACCATCACTTATACCGGCACGGCTGGGTCTACAGCAACATGGCCGGCGGGCCCGCAAGGCGTTGTCGTATGGGCCACAACTGCATGTTATGTGATTGTCGGCGAGGGCGTCACGGCTACGACAGCGTCTACTCCAATTCCGGCTAATACGCCAATTCCGTTTACTGTGCCTTCCGGTACGGGTTCACCTTGGCGGGTTAGCGCTATCCAAGTATCTTCCGGGGGGTCGGTTTATTGTAAACCGATTAACATTCGATGAGTTTTGGTGTCGCCCTTCGAAATGCCGTCTCCATCGGGCTCGGCGGTATTATTAGTTTCGTATCCGGCGACACAAGCATTGCTCCGGCTATCTCTGACGGCATACTTTTGGAAAATAACGTCGATTTTCTTATGATGGAAGACGGCGCCAGCTACCTGTTGCAAGAGGCATAAAATGGCCAATACCAGCATTTCTAACCTCGCAGCGGGCGCAGCCGTATCCGCGACAGATATTGTGCCGAACGTGCAAACGGCCGGCGTAGGCCCAGTAAAGACGACTGCGGCGCAACTTAAGACATTTATGAGCAACAGCCCAACGCTTGTAACGCCCGCTCTTGGCGTAGCCAGCGCGACAAGCATCAATAAGGTTGCGATTACTGCGCCTGCGTCCGGATCGACGCTAACAATAGCTGACGGCAAAACTTTAACAGCAAATAATACATTGACGCTTGCTGGCACGGACAGCACGACGATGACGTTCCCGTCTACGAACGCGACGATCGCGCGAACAGACGTCGGGCAAACATTTACAGGGTCACAGACCTTTAGTGGCGACACTTTTAGCTTTACGTCCGCCGTTAATTTCACTCCTCAACTTACAGTCTGGAATCAAACGGCGAACGGTAATTCTGCCTATTACATACTGCAAAAATCGCGCGCCGCAAGCGGCGCGGGCGCGGCAGTTTCGGTGAACGATACGCTAGGAATTATTTTGTTCCGAGGCGCGGACACAGGCGGCGTTATTCGTAATTGTTCCAACATACAATCTATAGTAACCGCTGTAGGCGCGTCTTCGGTAGATAGCGCGATAAGATTTGTGACTACAGGCACCACATCATACGTCAACTATTTGATTAATAACGTAGAAACGGTTCGTTTTGATATTTCTGGCAATATTCTCTTGGGGACAACGACTAGCCCCACCACTGGCACGCAATGTCTTACTATAGAAACAGGCACCGCACCAACCGCGACGCCAGCGGATACGGTAACAGTATATTCAACTGACAGGAGCGCGGGAAATACGATTCCGTCTATTTATTGTGAAGGAACTGGCGTCACCGACGCCGCTATAACTAACGTAACAGTAACGAATAAGATTGCGGTCAGAGTAAACGGAACAATATATTATCTTCTTGCCACCACCAGCGATGCGTAAGGCAAAACAATGAGCAACCAATATAAATGGGTCATTTCTCAACTAGAATGTTACCCGGAACACAGCGGCTTCTCGGACGTTGTTTTTAGTATTCACTGGCGACGTCAGGCGACTGATGGCATACGTTCTGCTGAAATATATGGCTCGCAATCAATAGCTTTGTCTAATGAAACATCTTTTACGCCGTATGCTGATCTGACATTAAATCAAGTTGTTAGTTGGCTTGAAAGTGCTATGGGCTCTGACAAAGTTGCTGAGCTTAATACACTTCTTGATAATAAAATCGAGGAGATTAAAAATCCTGTTATTGTACGCCCCACGCTGCCGTGGGTGTAATTAAAACGGCGCGGGAGGTTGTCTGCTCGGCCCGCGCTGTTCTCCACCGGGCAGATATACCTTGGAGAAGGTTATGTTTACTATAGATGAGCTTCAGAAGCTCTTGCAGATGCTGGACATCGCAACGAAAGCTGGCGGCCTCGCCATAGCTAACGAAGCGCTTCCCTTGGCACTTAAAATTCAAGACCTTGCAAATGGTATTGTTGACGCCCGCGCTGAAAAAGCGTAATATTTGTAAACCGACTAGCCGGATAGCTAGGTAAAGGAGTATCGCCTTGAGCGACGAAGAACAGGCTGTAGTGGAGATCAGCCCCGCGCCGGAACCGGAAGCCACGGCAGCACCGGAGACCGCTGTAGAGACGCCGGAGGAACAGCAGCCTACAAAATCGTTCACTCAGGAAGAGCTGGACGCCATTGTAAGCAAGCGCCTTGCAAGAGAACAGCGGAAATGGGAACGTGAGCAGGCCCAGCGGCTTGCGGAGCAGCAGGTCAAACAACCTGTCGCACCTCCTGCGGACCCCAACGATTTCGAGTCGGCTCAGCAATACGCGGAAGCGTTGGCTGAGCAGAAGGCTCGGGAGATGTTGGCTCAGCGCGAGGCCGCAAGGCAACAGGCCGAGATCATTGAAGCCTATCGCGACCGTGAAGAGGAAGTAAGGGACAAATACGAAGACTTCGAGCAAGTCGCGTACAATCCCAACCTACCCGTCTCGGACGTTATGGCTCAGGCTATTCAGGCTTCTGATATTGGCCCCGAGGTCATCTATTTCCTCGGATCCAACCCAAAAGAAGCCAGCCGTATATTCCGTTTGCCGCCCGTCTTGCAGGCAAAAGAGATCGGTAAGATTGAAGCCAAACTGGTCGACAATCCGCCGGTCAAGAGGACATCAACCGCGCCAGCGCCTCTTGCGCCTGTCACGGCAACCCGGTCGAACTCTGGCCCGAGACGAGACACGACGGACCCCCGGTCCATAAAGGAAATGTCAACGTCGGAATGGATTGAAGCGGAACGTCAGCGGCAGATCAAGAAGTGGGAAGCGCAGAACCGGAGATAAGGAATGTCTAATTCGCTTCTTACCATTGACATGATTACGCGCAAGGCTTTGGAAATCCTTGAGAATAATCTTGTCCTGACCCGTACAGTCAATCGCCAGTATGACGACTCTTTCGCCGTTGAAGGCGCGAAGATCGGCTCGACCCTCCGTATCCGTCTGCCCGACCGCGCGCTGGTCACGGACGGCGCGGCGCTTCAGGTGCAGGACGACAACGAGCAGTACACCACGCTCGCGGTTTCCAGCCAGAAGCACATCGGCGTTAACTTCACGACCGCCGAACTGACCATGCAGCTCGACGATTTCGCCGAACGTGTTCTGAAGCCGCGTATTTCGCAGCTCGCGTCGTCCATCGACGCCGACGTTGCGAACGCCTTCAAATATATCGGCAACTCGGTCGGCACGCCGGGCACGACCCCGGCTACCTCGTTGGTTCTGCTTCAGGCTCAGCAGAAGCTCAACGAGAACGCCGCTGTCATGTCGCCGCGCTATGCGACGGTCAACCCGGCTGCAAACGCCGCGCTGATCGAAGGCATGAAGGGCCTGTTCAACCCGGTGTCCACTATTGCCAAGCAGTTCAAGAGCGGCATTTTTGGCGAAGGCATCCTCGGCTACGATGAACTGAATATGTCGCAGTCAATCAAGCAGTTCACGACTGGCTCGCGCGCTGGCACGGTTACGGTCAATGCTACGGTCACAACTGAAGGTTCCACGACTGTCGTTTTGACAGGTCTTACTACGACCACGATCAAGGCTGGCGACGTGTTTACCATCGCTGATGTCTATGCCGTTAATCCGCAGACCCGTGAGTCGACTGGTTCGCTGTATCAGTTCGTGGCTTTGGCTGACGTTACCGCGTCGACCACTGCTTCGGTCACTGTCCCGGCGATGTATTCGGCTTCGCAGGCTCTGGCTACGGTCGACGCTCTGCCGGTTTCTGGGAAGGCCGTGACCTTCCTCGGCGCTGCTTCGACGCAGTATCCGCAGAACCTGGTCTACCACAAGGACGCCATCGCGTTCGCCACCGCCGACCTTCTGCTTCCGCAGGGCGTCGATATGGCATCGCGCCAGGTCCATAACGGTATTTCGCTCCGCGTTGTCCGTCAGTATGACATCAACAACGACCGACTGCCCTGCCGTATTGACGTTCTGTATGGCTACAGCGTCATTCGTCCGCAGATGGCGGTTCGTCTTTGGGGCTAATAGGAGGGGCGCAA